TCGCCATATCTGGTAATGTTATACTCATGCAAATCATCTTCATCAAACGGAAGCGCATCTCCATCAACATCTTGAGTAAGTATCTGAGCACCAAGTGTGTTTGTAGTAAAGGGAAAAGCTATATAGCCATGCCCAATACCAATAACATATCTATTAGTATCATCGCTTAAACTATTAGAAACTGTAACAGGCTCACCAGTTACCCAAGAAAAAAGCCTAATCTTTTTATCAATTGCAGCGCCAGTAACAAAGTTTGCTCTTTTCCCATACTTAAAGCCGTGCCTTCTCTTAACGCCGCCTTCAGGAAGAACAATCATATTCTGTAAGCTTTGAGCAGACGCAGAATAAACAGCAGAATCAGTCCTCATTAAAAGAGAATCACTGATTTCACCATACTGAAAGCTGTTAATGGGTACTCTGACTTTCTGCATTAACTTCGCCTTTCAGCAATAAACCTCGATGTGTTTAGCTTTTTAGTTGTTTGCTGTTGTGAATCCAGTCTTCTAGCTCTCATCATATGGAACTGCGCTCGCTCATCCATCATCTGAGCAAGCTGTGAATCCCTAGCAACAGAAACAGCAAGTATGCCAGCCATCATATATTCTACAGCAATAGTAAAGAACGGAGGCCAGTCAGCTTCACTAGCCCTAAATGTATGATCGCAGATTAAAGTGTCTGTGGCGACTGCATCGCAGTAAGCCATGTCAGCATAAATATCGTACTTAATTGGATACTCATTAACAGTTATAGCATGAACCATTAATGATGTAGACGGTATTTGATAAGCTGCATCCCAGCGTCCATCAGGAACAGCAGCAAGTCGCACCAGTGTGCTTTGAGTAGTCGCAAAACCCCAGCGCATACTGGTGAGCGCAGCAGTAGCTGTATCTTCATACATAGCATCTACGACAGCAGACTCAGCAGTGCCATCCGTAAATGATTGAATCTCGTTGCCCCCCATAAGAACAGAAGCACGAGAACATACTTTAATAGAAGTGTTAGCTACATCAGGCATAGTAGTATGGGGGCCGAAGCCCCCATCCCCTTAGTTGTTATCAAGAACTTCAAAGACACCATCGTCATCAATAACAACAGCACCCATAGACATCATTGATGTTGCCAAGTGTGAAACCTTTTGCGGTACATAGTTTACTTCAGTTTGAACATCAGCATTAATGCCAAGCCCAACAGCAGAAGTATGGTACGCAAAGTTTTTCCCACCAGCTACAGCAGATGTAGAGAAGATCTTAAAGCCTAAGAACTCTTTCATTGTCATCCCACCTGCGAATGGCAGGTTTTGTGGGCCAACATAATCAGAGCTTGCAAACTCATTAATAGCAAACAAATCAGCAAAACCAGCAGGAGACATTGCTAAGTAGCGCTGTCCGTCTTCTGGAATGTCTTCTGCACCAAATGTTGAGAACAGGGTCAACAAGTCAGCTTTTTCAAGAGCAGAACCAGTGTCATGGATTTGAGTAGAGTTAGCACCCGCGTCCATTGCTGTAATCAAGATTTCATCAGTCTTGCGACCAAGAGCAGCAGCAGCAGATTGCGCTACAGCTTGACGCTCATTAATGTTAATCTTCAACTCGTCCAGCTTGTCAATGTACTCTGGTGCATAGAAGTCAGCCATAGTGGCCTCGACATTTGTATGCACAAGTTCCATTGCAGTTACATCGCCGTTACGCGCTTTAGTGTTTGCAGCGCCTTTTCCAATTACTTGGAACCGAGCAACCGAGCCAGACACATTGCTTGAGCGAACAGTATTCCGTAGTTTGGAACCCATACGCTGATAAGCCATGTGAACTTCTGTCTCGAACTGCTTGATAAAGGCTTGGTCAATAGTATTAGCCATTTTTCAGTCCTATTATGAAGTTACAGTTGCCAACGGGTGTCCGCTTTTCTACGTCAACAAGGGTATCCTCTCGGGCCTTTCAGTGTATTACGGGCCGTAATGGCCCATCGTAAACACTTTTTCCGTTTGGATTGCAACGCACAAATTCAACATATTTATTATTGTTGTCTTCTATGACACCAACAGGCTCAAAGCCTAGCCAGATTGCCCAGTCTATCATAAACTCATAATCAGATAGCAGTGTCATAGTTAACATGTGCTGTGTTTTGTCAAAGAAATCTATTAGAAATCTTGATCCTCGAACCGCTGCAACAGTATGTTCCTTTACTTTATTAGAAAACATAGCAAACATCTGAGGGATTTCTTGATCTTCATTGTACCAAAGACCACCAATGGCTAGAAATGACTCACCTTCTTTTCTAGCAAGATAACATTCAGAAGTTTCATACATCTCACGCATAGCTTGATGAAAGTCATTATGCCCAAGTAAAACTAGCTCTCGTTTGTTTTCTTGAGTAAGACCTTCAACCACTTCATCAATGTGATCTAAGGTAAAAGGGGTCAGATAATACTGGCCCCTTTGAATTATTTTAACCTCTGTAGAGTTGTTGGAAGCCATCTTCGACCTGCTTGACAAAGTGCGGATCGCGCTTCGCGGGGTTAAAGTATCGCTCATCTTGCATCATCTCCCTAAGTGATTGCTCTGTTACACCACTTGTAGGCTGTGCATCCCCAGCAAATGATCCATCTTTCATAGCCTCCATTACAGCTTCTATTGCAATAATGCCCTCATGGCTTTCGCACATACGCTCAATTGCTGGTATTGCATCGCTTGGAAAGAACTTATTAGCAAACATAGATGCAGCTTGAATGCGATCATTTGCATTATCGCCTAGCTTTGCGGCTTCAGCCTCTATGTCTGGCTGCGATCCATTAATAGCTTCGGCATACATTTCAATGCCCTTTTGAAACTCTTCTTGGCTATAACCATTTTCAAATGAATGCTCAGACCACCACTTAAGAAGTTCGTTATCAACAGCCATTTCATCGTCAACAATGTCTGGCAATTGATAGTCGCCAGCAGTTTCGGGCCTGTCACTGAAAGCTTCTGATTGTATTTCTTCTAAGAGTTTATTGCGTATATCTTCCTCTTTGCCACCCAGTTTTGACTCAAGCTCTTTATATGCTTTGGCTAAATCTTCTGGCGTATTGTACTTCTCAGGTAGCCACTCTGGGCGGTCTGGTGCTTCTGCTTGCTGAACATCAGCCTCAGTTACAAAGTCACGACCATCAGCCTGTGCTGCTTCTACTGCTGCTTCTTCACTCATTTATTCTTACTCCTATGTGAATGTGCAATGCGCTGTTCTATTAGGCCAACAATATAACGCTGGCCCTCTAGGTGTCGCAGTTCTTCTGTAGTCACATTAGGGCCATTTACCATCTCTATAGTAATAGAGCGCAAATATCGTAAGACCTCTTTGCCCGTAGGGGTTTTAAAGATCTCTGCAATGTTATGGCTTACCTCGACATCCCTGTCCGATGCTCGCTGTATTCCGTCAATTCCAATATTAACCTTGTTCGGCAACCATCTGTCCTTGCTGTTGTTGCGCCATTTGCTGCGCTAATGCAGCTATTTGTCTACGCTGTTCTTCATCACGAATCAAGCTTTCTGGCACACCAAATTTCTTAGCAAGGTGAATTGCTGTTTGTTCACTATCAATTAGAAGCTGCAACATCTCAGGCCCAAACGAACCACCAACTAATTCAAGGAACCTAGCAACACTAGAAATATCCTGATTAGCTTGCGCTTGAGCAAGCGGAGATACAGAACGTACTTTAACTTCCCTACCGTTTACTGTAGGTACTTCTATGCGGCCCTGCTTCTTTAGGATGTATATTACACGCTGAAGTACGGGCTGCACGAGTTCAGCTTGTAACCTTCCGAATGCAGATCCCATACGACGAGACAGGTCAGCCATACGTTCGGCTACTTCTGTTGCTGTTGCTGGCGTTTTGTTAGGATCACCAAGCATATCATTGTACAATGCGCGCTTAATATTTAGACGCATATCGCTTAATACTAACTGTGCTACATCAAAACGACCCGCTGCTTGTAAAGGCTGAAGCCCTTGGCTACCCATAGCTTTCGGTATGATTGAGCCCGGAACGAGTTGAATCGTGTCAGGGTTGATTACGCCATCATCTTCCATCTGATAAATACCAGAGATAGCCATCTGAGCATTCTCAAGTATAAGTTCAATGGTCAGATTGGTTGTCTTAATCGCAGACAAAGCATTAATAAGCGGCCCACGACCATAAATCTCACCCGCGCACTTAGACCAACGGAAGCAAACAAAAGGATTTGAGCCAAGTCCAGTCATCTGTTTCTTACTTAGACAGGTATTAGTTGTCATACAGATTGCGTAACTCAAGTAAGCTTCTTGGTTTTTCTTAGAGTAGTCGCGGCATACAACCTCAAGA